AAAGTAAAGGCATCTCTACCTGGTATGAAATGGAACGCCCAGTGGATGCAAAACCCTACGGCTGAAGAGGGTTCTATTATTAAACGTGAATGGTGGCAACGCTGGGACAAAGATTCTTTGCCAAACGTAGACTATATTATGCAATCTTACGATACTGCATTTTCTAAGAAAGAATCGGCTGACTTCTCAGCCATCTCTACGTGGGGTGTGTTTCGTCCTACTGATGACTCACCTGATTGTATTATTCTTTTAGACTGTCAAAAAGGCCGTTGGGACTTTCCTGAACTCAAAGAGATAGCGATGCGTGAGTACAACTACTGGGAGACGGATATGGTGTTGATTGAAGCCAAAGCTTCAGGTACACCTTTGACCCAAGAACTACGACGTATGGGCATACCTGTTGTCAACTACTCGCCGACTAGAGGTCACGATAAAACCACACGTATGCACTCAGTTGCTCCAGTCTTTGAATCAGAGATGGTTTACGCTCCTAAACGTATGTTTGCCGAAGATATGATCGAAGAGTGTGCGTCATTTCCATTTGGAGCGCACGATGATTTATGTGATACTATGACGCAAGCAATCATGCGTTTTCGTGAAGGTGGCTTTTTAAGTCTAGATTCCGATTACGAAGATGAAGACAGAGGCGTACGACAAAGGGTTTATTATTAATGGCGATAGAAAGACAAACACCAGATCCAGTTAACGAAATGCCTGAAGCGGTAGATATGACTACTACGCAGACTGGGGATGGTTTAGAAGATGATATTATTGAAGTCCTAGAAGGACTGCAAGAAGAAGACGTAGAGATACAAGAAGACGGTTCTGCGTTATTAGGTCCTGCTCCAGAAATGCAAATGGGTTCTGAGTTTGATGAAAACTTAGCTGATGTTATTTCTGAAAGCGAATTAGGTCGTATCTATATAGACCTTACGAGTTCTATTGATGACGACAGATCTTCTAGAGAAGACTGGGAAAAAACCTATACCGATGGATTGAAGTATCTCGGTATGAAATTTGATGAAACCCGCTCTGAACCCTTTGAAGGTGCTTCAGGCGTAACTCACCCGTTATTGGGAGAAGCCGTAACCCAATTTCAAGCGCAGGCTTATAAGGAATTATTACCCGCAGGCGGTCCTGTAAAAACTCAAGTGGTAGGTGCTTATGACTCTGCTGTAGAAGAACAAGCGCAAAGAGTACGTGAGTTTATGAATTATGAAATCATACATGTGATGGACGAGTATGATGAAGACCTAGATCAAATGTTGTTTTACCTGCCGTTAGCTGGTTCTGCATTTAAGAAAGTTTATTACGACGAAAACCTACAAAGACCTGTATCTAAGTTTGTAGCTCCAGAAGATTTAATTGTTCCTTACTATACGACTGATCTAGAGTCTTGCCCACGTATCACTCACGTTATCAAGATGCCTGAGAATGACGTACGTAAGTTACAAGCTATTGGTTTCTATAAGAAATTTGATATGCAGTATGGCGAAGAAGCCAGCCAATATTCATCACTTGATACAGAAAAAGAAAAGCTAGAAGGTATGGAGCCTTCTTCTGATAGTGATGAAGTATGTGTCTTATACGAAGTTCACTGTAATTTAGACTTAGAAGGATTTGAAGACGTAGGTGAAGACGGTGAAGAAACAGGAGTCAAGTTACCTTATATCGTAACAATAGACTCTAATACTGAAAACGTATTGTCCATCAGACGTAACTTTAATCCTGATGACGCAATGAAATCTAAAATTGAATACTTTGTTCACTTTAAGTTTTTACCAGGTTTAGGATTCTACGGATTCGGACTGACTCACATGATTGGTGGCCTATCTAAAGCTTCCACATCCATACTCAGACAATTGATAGATGCAGGTACGCTTTCTAATTTACCTGCTGGTTTCAAGACTCGAGGCATCCGCATACGAAACGAGGACGAACCAATACAACCTGGTGAGTTTAGAGATGTAGATGCACCAGCAGGATCTTTACGTGATGCTATACAACCCCTACCTTTCAAAGAACCGAGTGCTACGTTATTGAATTTATTAGGACTATTGGTGTCTTCAGGACAACGTTTTGCTTCTATAGCTGAGATAGCTGTAGGAGAAGGTAACTCTCAAGCCCCTGTAGGGACGACTTTGGCACTTATGGAAAAGTCTACTAAAGTTTTAAGTGCTATTCATAAACGTCTCCATAATGCTCAAAAGAAAGAGTTTGGATTACTTGCAAATATTTTCTCTCAAAGCTTACCACCTGTATATCCCTACCAAGTCTCTGGTGGTCAAAATGAAATTAAACAAACCGATTTTGATGGCAGAATAGATATATTCCCTGTCAGTAATCCAGACATCTTTTCCACTAGCCAACGTATTGTTATGGCTCAAGAGATGATGCAGTTAGTACAATCTAACCCGCAGATTCATGGTCCAGGTGGTGTATACGAAGCTTATAAAAGAATGTACGCCTCTTTAGGTGTGGACAATATTGATGCTTTACTACTGCCTCCCCCTCCTGGAGAACCATCACCTTTAGAAGCAGGTATGGAGAATAGTGCTTTACTGATGGGTCAACCCGCGCAAGCGTTCCCTCAACAGAACCATGATGCACATATTGCAGCTCACGTAACCCTATTGAACTTGCAACCCGTACAAACCAACGCGCAGGTACAGGCCAATATCATTTCTCACATCATGCAACATTTACAAATGAAAGCAGATGGAATTGCGCAACAACAAATGCCACCAGAAGCGATGCAACAATATCAACAGTTGCAACAACAAGCGCAACAAGTCTCACCTGTTGAAGCGCAACAAATACAAGCGCAAGCCAACGATATATTGGCTCAGTTTAGCGCTCCGATTATGTCCGAGTTGATGACTCAGTTCTCGCAACAAATAGGTACTCCGCCAGAAGAAGATCCTTTAGTGACAATTAGAAAACAAGAACTGGCTCTTAAAGGACAACAACTGAATCAAGAACAACAACAGTTTATGGTGCGTGAAGAACAGCGTCAGCTAGATCAATCCAGACAAGATCAGATAGATAGAGAGCGTATTGACACGCAACGTGATATAGCTGTTATGAAGGATGAAACGACTAAGGATAGACTCGATCAACAAAAAGAACTAAAATTAATTGATATTGGACTGAAAGGTTTATAAATATGATAAAAAGTACAAAAGTAAGTGACCAGAAAACGCCTAAAACTTTAGACGGCAAGCAATCGTATTCCAACAAAGGAAACGTTGTGACTCGTAAAAGTAAGTCTTTTGCTGCCAGTACCAAAGCCACTCCTGGTATGGGTAAAGGTAAAGCAAGAGGTATGGGCGCTGCCGAATTCGGCGGTAAGTTTTCTGGAGTTTATTAATGGATGATTTTTGGCTCGTTGAACTCTTAACACAAAGAATCAATGAAAAAAAATTAGACTTAGAAAGTCTAATTATGAACGGAGCCAAAGATTACGATGAATACAACTATCTACGTGGTCGTTACAATTCCCTCGAGGACGTAGAATCAGAAATAAGGGAATTGCTAAAAAGGAGTGTCAACAACGATGAACAAGGTATTAGTACCTGACCATATCGCAAGAGAAGTCGAGGAAGAAAAAACAGAACCCGTAGAACCTACCAACCCAGAAATAGAAGAAGCCTACGTCAAAACAGACGACAGAGTATTAGATCCAACTCTTCTAGATAAATCATTTGTAGAACGCATGCCCCAGCCTTCAGGTTGGAGGATGTTAATCCTACCCTATAAAGGAAAGGCCGTTACTAAAGGCGGAATCCATTTAGCAAAAGAAACCGTAGACAGAGAATCACTAGCAACTGTAGTTGCTTACGTCGTTAAGATGGGTCCTCTTTGTTACGCAGACCAGAACAAATTTGGCGATACCCCTTGGTGCCAAGAAAAAGAATGGGTATTAATTGGTAGATATGCAGGAGCTAGGTTCAAGCTTGGTGACGATGCAGAGTGCCGTATTATTAACGATGATGAAGTCATTGCAACAATAGACGATCCTGACGATATAGTCAGCGTCTAACATGAGGAAATATCATGCAAGAAACTGAAAATGCTGTAATCGAAGAGGTTCAAGAACCTACTGAGATTGTAGAGCTAGAAGAAGAAGTAAAAGAAGATTCTCCAGTAGAATCTGCTCCTATAGAGGATGTCTCGGTTGAAGCCGAAAATGAATCTAAAGATGCAGATGAATTAGAGAATTATTCTCAAAATGTGCAAAAGCGTATATCTACGCTGACTAAGAAGATGCGAGAACAAGAACGCGCTGCTGAGTCTGCTTATGAGTATGCAAGGAATTTGCAAGCCGAGAACCAGAATTTAAAACAAAATAGCA